ACCGCAGTTGCTTGCAATGTGGTTGTCCCTGAAGTCGAACCAGAGAGGTCAATCGCATTAGGTTTTAGGGTTACTGTCGTTGCCATATTTTTCCTTTATGGTGTTCCATTTGCAATAATATTTGTTGCTGAAGTAATCACTCCAGTTGAAGACATTGAGGCAATTGTAGTTGCGCCATATTTAAACAGCAACTTTCCACCTGATTCCTCAATCGTGAAATTGGTAGTCAACAACTTAGGAGTGGATGCCGCAGTTCCTGTGGTGTTTTGATTGAAAGTCGGGAATCCTGTAAGGGATGCGGCTGACCCAGTTGGGGCTAACACATCTGTGCCAATCACCAAACCAAGGTTAGTTCTAGCACCTGAAGCATTAGATGCGCCTGTGCCACCATCTGCAAGTGCCAAGTCTGTAATGCCTGTGATTGAACCACCAGTAATTGAGACATTGTTAGCGGCTTGTGTGGAAATCGTTCCCAAACCACTTACATCTGCTGTTGTCAGAGTAACAGCACCTGTTCGTCCTGCTACGCTTATAACTAGGTTGCTTTGGTCAATCTTTTGCCAATTAGAGCCATTAAACAGTAACCAATCGCCTATTTGCCAATCAGTTATGCCATCAAGATTAGTAGAACCAGCCGTTGCCGTAATGTAGTAATACCCATTTACACCCACACCACTTGCCAATGTAGGAGTGTTAGTGGATGCGTTCCAAGTTCCTTGGTAACTCAGACCACCAGCGACAGATGCCCAAGAAAGGGCAGAGCCATTAGTAGTTAAATACTTTCCAGAATTGCTTGCTTGATCAGGTAAAACAGTCCCCGCACCACCTGAAGTCACAAGTTTGATTCTTTCTTGCAATTCAGGAGCAACCACCTCACCCACATTGATCTCTTGACCAGTAGACAAGGTAATAACCAAAGAACCATCAAAGTCAATCTGAGCATTTGAGACAGAAACACCATCTTTTCCGTCTATCCCGTCTTTTCCGTCTACTCCGTTTTGCCCATTCTTGCCATCTATCCCTTGCCGACCATCTGCGCCCTTATCGCCTTTGTCTCCCTTGTCACCCTTCTCAGGAACAATCGACTTGGCAACCTCTAGTTGTTTTGTGACCTTGTTTTCCATCACTTTGATGGCTTCAACTATCAAATCTACATTGTCTTGAACAGCCTTTTCCTCTTGCTGGCGCATAGCCACAAGGGTTTCTTCCATCTTATTGATGGCCTCTAACTTCTCATCAAAAGATGAGTCTGTTGACTCAATGCTTTGGATAAGTTCCTTGATATTAGCCATTATTTAAGCCATTTGTCAGTTTAGTAAGGAAGTCTTGCTTAACTTGGGACTGAGAATTGAGTTTGTCTGCCATCTGTAACTCGACAATCTTGCTCTTATTCTTGATGTCAGCCTCTTTGAGCATCAAATCAGCAATCTTGACTCTCTTATCAAACTCCCTTTGGTTGGCATCAGCCTCATTGGGGAGATTCTTGGTCAAAGAAGCACTCATCTTGGCTTGAACTTCTTGTGGCATTAACTGAGCCTCAACAGTCAACTTGGTAGCCTCTGCACGATTCTGTTCTGCTTGAGTAGTATTGACTGCAATCTGTGCTTGTGCCGCTTGCATTGCCAATTGCTGTTGCATTTGCTGCATTTGTTGTGCTTGTGGATCAGGTTGACCCATCTGCTCAAGCATTGCAATCAGTTCCATCCTGTTAGACAGACTTGAATTAGCCAAAATACCCTTCAGAATGACAGGCAAGACAGGAGTGTTAGGGCCAAGCGTCTGCAACAAGCCAATAAACTGTTGTTGTTCGTACTCTCTAGCAATAATTCCAAGCGTTGCCGTAGGTATGAAGTTCATATCGACTGAGGGATAACGCTCTGGGTCAAACTGCATGAACCTGAAAGCCGCCTTTTTGATGAACGGGATCAAGAAATCCTCTTGGAAGTTCACCAAAGTGCGTTTGTACTTCTTAATGATAGAGGCGACAGCCATAGACATACCGCCTTGACCACCATCTCTCGAAACATTGCTGATCATGCCTTGGGAATCCAATGTTCCAGTAGCTTGCAACAACATTCTTTCAAAGTCTTTGGCCGTAGCCAAGTTGTTGGGATCAGTTGCTCCGAACTTGAAGGGGTAAAGAATCTCAGAAGGTGCGCCATTGGTAAGGATTGCCTTGCCAGGCTTTACCTCAAACTTCATTCCTCTTGGCAAACGGGTAGCATCCATAGCAATCATGGGGCTAGTAGTCAGAGCAAGGGAGTCAAGGTGTGAGCGAGTCTGTGCGTCAATAGCCTTTTGCATATTGAACGCTTTTTCTACTGTTCCTCTGCCCAACAAACGATTAGGAACTGTGTCATCCTGATAGGTCAAGACGGGACGATCCTTCATCATGTAGGGATTGGCTTCAGCCTTTAGCAGTTGCCCATCATTGGCAATAACAATAATGGCTTCTACCAAGTCAGCATATTCCTCTGCCTCAGAGTTATCTGGGAAAAGGTCAACAATGTCTTTGTTTTCTTCTAAATTCTCTAGGTATTCCCGTGGCACTAAGCCGTAGTAGGTCAACAACAAGACTTTCTCATCTTGGTATTGGCTTACCTCTTGGGTAGGCTCAAGGTCAGAATCGTCACCAGAAGTGGTAATGTTTACCTTGCGATAGATACCAGCCTCAATGCCTTGGACAATCTTGTGGATAGAAACGTATTTCTCTATCGCCACACCCATACAGTCACTTACGCTAGTTCCGTTGGGGTCGAACAGAAAGTTCTTTGGGTTTACAGGAGAAATCTTGACCGCAATTCTTTCTCTCTCTAACACTCCAATAGCCGCTTGTCCCATCTGGTTAGGGATTGGCTGAGTAGACGGGACATACTCTGTCTCAGTCATCACCACAACTTCACCTATGCCTGTGCCATAGATTTCAGCCATCAGTTCAATCTGATCAATGGCTTTGCGGATTTTGTCTTTCTTGAAGTCTTCTGTAAGTTGACGCTTAATCATCTCCACATCTATGGGGTTGCCATTGACATCTTGGATGTTGTCTTCAATGTCAAAGAAGTCTCCTTGACCAAAGATTGCTTCCATAATCTCAGCATGGCGAGTCTCAACTGCTTGTTGGGTGGCAGGGGTAACAATACGGCTACGCTCTGATTCACGGGTTTTGTCTTCTACTGCCCATTCACCACGGAAGATGCGCTCGTACTCTAGCCAATCGGGAAGGAAGTTGGTATTTCTGTAATCACGCCAACGATCACAATGGTCAACAACAAAGGCAGTTAAGTCCTTGTCAGCCTGTGTAGGCTCATCGTAGCCACCTTCGTTTTCGATCTTCACTTCTTTGTCTGTTGCCATTTAAACCCCACTAATTATGTCAACTGGCTCCCACTCATCTTCTTCAACATCCTCAAAGTAAGAAGTCACGGCTAACTGGTCAATATATGACAAAGCATCTGGCAAGTCATCATGCACTCCAATGGCTGGGAAAAGTAGAAGTTGATCTTTAAATTCATCCCAATCCTCCTCAGAGTTCAGCACAATACGCCCATGCTCAAATCGACCTTGGAGGCTCCAGATAATTCTGTCAGCCTTTTTCCTGTTGCCATGCGTTAAGTCTACTATGTGCGAATATACATTATTTTTACGCATAAGGTCAGAAAGATACGGCAAAACTGCATTTTTTAACGCACCTCGCTCGATACCTACTGCCAAAGGTCTGTAATCTCGCATCTTCATCAGGATGGTTGCCGCAGTCTCACGGATGTCCCACCTACCATAAACAATTTCTTTTACAAACCATTTGCCGTCCTCAGTTACCTTGACCACAGCAATAGCAGTCTGGTCTAGCCTCTTCTTAGAATTAGCCGCTTGTTTGGCAACTTCCTCAAATCCTGCTAAGTCAATCGCTAAGTAATAACTGCCGTACTGAGGTTCTTCCCCATACTTAATCCATTCTTCCTTAAACACATTGCTACCAGCATTAGTAAAACTAGCCATGTATTCCTGCTTAAAAGCAAAGGTGGATAAGGTTTTTTTGGCTGACTCAATCTCAGTTGGGTCTATTAGGGGATTGTCTTTTGTAGTGAAGTGCCAAGACTTCCAATCCTGGTCTGACTCCTCTTGACCTAGCTTGTACAGATCGTAGAACCAATTTCTTCCCTTGGGCGTGCCAATAAACATGGCTTTGCCTTTTTTGTCCGAAAGCGAGGCTCTTATGACCTGCTCCCACGCTTCGGGCTTAATGTCAGCCACCTCGTCAAGAACTGCGTAAGTTAAGCTAACACCCCGTAAGGTGTCCGGCCGGTCTGCGCCTCTGACATAAATACTGGCGCCGTTGATCGTCATAATGTTCTGGTTATTAATATGACTAGACTGGATCACCTCCCGCCCAAGTTCCATCAAGACGTCCCAAATAATCTGCCGCGCCTGGCCATTCGTCGGGGCGACGTACAACACCGCGCTGCCAACCGGACAACGCAGCGCCTCTATTAACAAAGTAGTCGCGGCCAATCTGGACTTGCCACACCGCCTGCCGGCAGCTATAACTTTGAACCGCGTTTCGTCCTTGAACACCTCTTGCTGCCAAGGCAGTAGGCTAAAGTTAAGTTCACTCATCTTTTAGTTCGATGTCCGTTATATCTTCTACCATGGTGGTAGCACCAATTCCAGTGATATTAATCGTCACTGCGCCGCGTTGCGCTTTGTCTTTCTCAAACATGCTGACCGGCAGCGTCCGATCCATACACATCTTTAGCGCTGCCATTTGTCCGGGATGCTCATCATTTAACGCAATGTCGATGACTTTTTGCGCTACCTGCTTGCCGCCGGACTTCAACATCAACTCTTTAAGTTCTTTAACTTTTTGATAGTCAGTCTTTGGCAGTACTTTTGGTGGCCTATAACTCATAGCTGCGTACTATAACCCCATTTTCCTTTTTATGTGGGTAGGTGGCTCCATCAAAAGTTTCATCATAGCCAATACCCCTCCCCCCGTGTCAACTATTCCGCACGGCAGGCGGCCAGGCGCCGCACGGCCAGCGGCAGGCGGCCAGCGGCCAGGCGCGCCATGTGGGCCATGTGGGCCATGTGGCCAGCGAATTCGGACCGGCGGGAAACCGGCCAGGCGGCCGGCAGGCAGGCGCCGGCAGCTACTAGCTACACGGCCATGGACCGGCCAGCTATCGGGCCGGCAGTGGCCGGCCAGGTGCCATTGTGCATAAAGTGTAATGCGAATGGTTCTTATTCGTCATCATTAGGAACTAACCCGATATTGTGCGGCCGCATGCCTGGCCGGTAACCGATCGCGTGCAGGTGGGCATATATGGCCAGCAATTCATTAAACCCACGCGATAAATCACCGGCACCGGCAGCCCTAATAATGGACCGCTGCGCCGGCTGCAGGCGCCGCTTAAAAAATAACGTATCTGGTTTGCAGGGTCGGACCATGGCCACATTCTACAATTTTGTGGGTCATGTGGGCCATGTGGCCACGCGTTTTAAATCGCTGGCCTCTCACGGAATATTTACGCGGCCATATATTCTTAAAATAATATATATATATATATATATATTTCATGGATAAAATAAAAACATTACCCACATGGCCCACAAATGCCGATAACCCGCATGTTTACTGGCGCCGCGTGTGGGTCATGTCGTCAAAAAACATAGTCCACACGCGACCCACGCATGACCCACAAACCATTAGGGAAAACACCTAGTAAAATAATGCTTGACAATGTAAAGAAAAACCTTACAATAATTACACCGGGCGCCGGAAACCTCAGTAACTAACCTAAACGAAAGTAAACGACCATGACAAAATCAGAACAACGCGAATTTAACCTAGTGCTCGCGCACCATGCCGCAGGGCTCGATATCCATTATGTCGCGCGCGCATTGTCGGCCATGATCCGCTCGACACGTAAGGCAGCGACGGCCAGCGAATTACGCGCCTATGCGATCCGCAGCGGCGCGGCATTCTCGCCTGAATTTATAGTTAGCTAAACCGGACCGGCCAGGCGCGCAGCCTGGCCGCGAAAATAAACCCTATCCGAAAGTAAACCATGGAAACTCTAACATTTAACACCGGCCGCATGTACGGCCAGCACGGCCAGCGGATCGCTGCAGCCCTATTAGACAACGGCGACATTATGTTCACCGACCGCGACCGCTTTATAGAGGGATTAATTCAAGCCGGCGGCTTATCGCGCGACGACGTTAAACACTGCGGCCTATTTTCACAACGCGACATTATGCGCAGCTATGACGCCGGCGACTACAAAAACGCCGACAACTATAACGATGAACACTTAAACACGCTGCGCGCGATCCGCACGCTGGCCGACAACGTCAAAGGCGCCTAATATGCAAGCACATTTAACCCTAAAAAGCGCTAACGCTAAAACCGGTCCAATACCCGTAAGCACTACTGAACCCGAAAGCTGCCCCGATGATTGCAAGCTAAAAAAAGAATGCTACGCGGCCAGCGGCCCGCTCGCGCTACACTGGCGCGCCGTCGGCGCCGGCACGCGCGGCACGGACTGGTCGATGTTCACCGACCAGGTCGCGCAGCTGCCCGACGGCCAGCTATGGCGGCACAATCAAGCCGGGGACCTGCCGAAAGCCGGCGCGACAATCGACGCCGCCAAATTAGGCCAATTGGTCGCGGCCAATACCGGCCGGCGCGGCTTTACCTATTCGCACCACCGCGACGCCGCAAGCATTAATTGGATACGCCATGCGAATGCATGGGGCTTTACAGTTAACCTAAGCGCTAACGACCTGGCCGACGCCGACAAGCTGGCCGATCACGCGGCCGGTCCGGTCGTCGTCGTGCTACCAAGCACAACAACGACTAACACAACGACGCCGGCCGGCCGTGCCGTCGTGATCTGCCCGGCCACACAACGCGACGACGTGACGTGTGCAAGCTGCCAGCTATGCCAGCGACAACGCGCGGCCATTGTCGGTTTCCCTGCCCATGGCACGCGAAAGCGCGTGATAGATATCAAGCTGGCCGCCTAGATTCTCAGTGCCTGGCCGTCGCAGCGGCCACGCGCGGGTAATTTCACCCGGTAACAGTAAACGAAAGTAAAAACATGCAAAAGCTAAAATTTAATGTAGGCGATACCGTCGCATTTTCTCGCGCCGTAGTGGCACGCGTTGGCCACGATAAACACACGGCCGACGCGCGCGGCCGCGTGGTGGCCGTCGACGGTCCGGTGGTGGCCGTTGATTTTGCCGGCACCTGGTCGCCGCACGAAAACGGCGGCACCGTGCGGCACGTGCCGGCCGGTAATTTGACAAAAATTATGACTAACGGGGTTGTATATGACTATTAAAATTATGCGAGCAAAATACGCCGGCCGCTGCAGCCGGACCGGCGCGCCGATACGGCCAGGCGACGAGATAGCATACGACACGGCCACACGGACCGCGTATATAACTTGCGAGGACGACGCGCAAGAGATAAACACGATCACGCTCAACGACCAGGGCCGCTACCGCACGTTTACCCGTAACGCGCGCGGCCGTTGTATCGACGCGCCGTGTTGCGGCTGCTGCACGATATGATTGATAAACCGGAAACCCTACGCGAAGCGCTTGAAGCGCTTATTTTCTACGCCGACCAGGCGGCGCCGGACCTGCCCGACACGGCCCGCATTGAAGGCCTAGCGTATGCACTCGACCGGGCGCGCGAAGCGCTGGCCAGGGAGCAGGCGCCATGACCTACTACACCACCAAGGCCGCCGCGCAGGCGCTGGCCGACTCACTGGCCGCGCAGGATGCCGACGCCTGGCGCTATGAAGTACAAGCTGGCCCGCGCGGCTTTTATGTGGCCGTTTTTGATTTTGACAACTTTTTTTTAGGAAACTTATGAATATTAAACACTTGACATTAGTAGTTTATTTGGCCGCGCTGGCCGTGCTAGCGCTTGATTTATTTATCTGGAGAATCTAAACATGCAAACGATAACAATAGGGAAAACACGATACACGACTAATCGCACGGATATATTCGCGCACCACGCAAAATGCACCGGTAAACATAAGCGCGTTAAGTCTAAGGGACCGGAGCGCCGGTTTTACCCGGTATTTGTGGCCGACATGAGCACGGCCGATTATGTCGGCGCTTATGAGCACTTGAACCATGTAAAACATTTATTACCCTGGGACTGGGACCAGCTACGCGCGCTGCCGTGCCTGCCGCCGGTCGGTGAAGACAGCTACAGCGAGGCGGCCGACAATGAATAATATACCCAAAATTTTGCAGGATGCGCTTAAACCATTCGCGCCACCGCCGGCGCCTAAACCCTCGCCGACTGAATTAGTAATTCGCGCCTTGGTGCTAGGACTAACGGCGCCGAATGCGAAAGCCGCGCAGCAATGCGCGGACATGGCCGAAGAATTCGCGCAGGGTTTAACCGACGACCAGGTGGAGCAGTGCAAAGCCGCAGCAATGAAGGGGGCCGGCTTATGACGTTGACCGACTACTGTGCGATACCACGCACCATGCACGAATGCGAAACTGAGGGCTATACGCGCGACCAGGTATATGCTGCAGTTAAGCGCGGCCAGCTTGTAAACCAAAACCGGCACGACGCCTGGGGCCGGATACGGCGCGGCGCTGGCCTGTTTACTGTGGCCGAAAAGCTGCCGGAATATGACGCGGCCGCGCTAGTCAACGCATGGGGGCAGGCATGTGGTACGCGATAGCAGCTTATGTCCTGCAGTTGATTCTAGGCAGGCGTAAAAAGTAAGAGGCCCCGAAAGGGGCCTTTTTTTATGTTGTCTCGACCATGCGGCGAAGGTCTGATTTTGACATGCCGGCCATGTCAGGCGCGCAAAACACATGCTTGCGGTTGTCATACTCGCGCGACTTAATGCGGCCCATATCGGTCCAGCCGGCCTCCTTTAGCGCGTGCAATAACGCGCCTTGGACTATCTTGGCGCCGGTTGGCGCCTGGCCTTGCAGCCGGTCGCATAGGCCATGGAAGGGCGCGCCGACCACGCCGCGCGAGAATTCACCGGAGCGCCTGCGAATAAGATCGACTAAAAAAGCCTCTGACGTGCTCATGCCGTGCTCGATCATTATGGCCTTGGCCTCAGTCATTGGCGGCGGCGCCGATGGATTCCAAGCGCTTACGTCGCGTTTATGTAAGTACTCAGCCACTGCAGCAAAGCCGCCGCGCCTTTGGTACCAGTTCCACAAAGCCGTTGCCTGCGCTTCGTTTAGCTTTGACGCCTCCGCCCACAATACAAACCACCGGCGATCTTCGCTTGGCAGTGAGATTGCCACGCGTTCGTTTGAGAACGCGACAACAAAAACGCGGTTGAGTGCGTAGTAAGGGTGAAGGCCCTTGCGGTTGATTGTCAGTAATTCAGGCGGCGCGGCGATGATTGGCTTTAGGGTATTCTCAAGCGCGCGCCGGTCCTTAGCTTCAGCTTGGCGTAACTCGGCTATTTCCATAACTTCGCATTCAAGCGCGTAACCCCACTGCGAGTTTAGGTCTTCGTTTTTGACTAGCGAGCAATTATGCTTAGCCTCGCCTCCGATGGCCCAAAAGAACGGGGCGAATAATGTGTCTTTGCCGGAGCCATGATTGCCACCCATTAAGATCGCGTGGTTTATTTTGTGCGTTGGGAATTGGACTTTATGCGCGAGCGCGTTAAGTAAGTGCTCACGCTCGAATGCTTCAGGCACCATGCGCTCGATATGCCGCAGCCATGGGGTGACGTCGCCTGGCACGGGTTTAGGTCTAGCGTCACGCCAGCGGTTGCCGTAGGTTTGCCCGTCGCGCACGACTAACACCGATGACCCTGCGGCGTAGGTGATGCCAACTAGCGCCTTGGCGCCTTTGGTTTGCCGGTTCTCATCAAAGGAGTAAGACGCCTCTATCTTGCGGCCGTTGTGGACCGACTTGCAGCCGATATGCCTAAACAATGCGTTGAAGGTGCCACGCGCGAGTTCGCGCCGGTCTTGCATATCAAAATACGCGTCGTCTTCCTGAATGTATGCAAACCGGTCCCACCATTCAGACTTTTCTACCCGGCCTAGTTCCTTGCGTTCAGTTTCAGCCACGATCGCGGCAGCGTCGTCTTTGAACATGTCGGTTGGCGTGAGTTTAGATAACGCCTGATCCATAGCTTGGGTTAAGAGTTCCTCGCGCAGCCCTGGCGTATGTTTAGGGCCGCCGTTGTCAGCCACCCATTCTAAGAACGTGTGGGAATTTAATTCTTGGCAGTGGCCGTGGTAGCAGCAATATGCACGGGTTGCCGGCATGTAGCGACCTTCAGGGTTGCCGTCGCTGTGTTGCGCGCTGTTAGGACAAATGACGCCAGCCCAACCTATCCCATTAGGTTTTGACAATAGCAAACTGTTATCCGATAGCCAACGTAAAACGTCGTCGTTGCCATCGTCGGCCATCTTAATCGGGCGTAAAGTGTCCCCTTGCTCCGGTTTAGGGATAACACCTAGAGTATCGCAGATTTGTTGTAGTGTGTATTCGCGCTCTGGATTGAATTCAGCCAACCGGCTAACGAAGCCGCCTGCCGTAGGTTTCAGGTTTACAGAGCCGGGCAGTCGAAAGTTACGGACCGGATTACGCGCGCCTGGGTCGGTGTAGCCGGCCTCTGCGATTGCGTCGACCGCAGCAACAAACGCGGCCTTGGATGGTTGCTCACTGAATGCGTAGCCCCACTGAAAATTACCAGGCGACGATTCGATCTTCCACGTTGGCGCTAATGGCGGCTCCTTGGACTTGGTCCCAATGTCGTCCAACATCAGGCAAAGCACAAACTCAATATTGTCCTTGGACGCACTGACTTTGCCGTCTTTGAATCGGTCAACGATAAAGCTGCCGGTGTTCACGTACCACGCCTGACCTTCTTTGGGTTTTTGCTTGGTCGGCAGATACGACGGCCACGTTGCGACAATAGCGCCGTCAGCGTGCAACTGCACTTCGCCGTTTCTCAACTGTGGTTTTTGTCGTACTATTAAAGGTGTTTCGCCCTCTGGGGCTAAGTTGCAGATATAATCTAAAAACTCCACGTCATCTCCTTGTTGACAGAAAAGCCGCCCGGCCAGGCGGCTTTTTACTTTCCGTATCTTGTCATAACCGACACACCGGCGGCAAGGGGCAAACCCTTGGCCCATGCAGGCGGCGTACACATTACCTTCTCTAGCCTCGCGGCAGCTTCTACTGGATCAGTACTTTCTAGCACGATTTCGTCGTGGACATGTAGCACTACATCATCCAATTGGCGCAGGGCGTGACGCAACAAATCATTGGCTACGGCCTGGGTGATATTCTCGCACGCTAATCCTTTCCAAAGTCTTGCACGCGGCCATTCTTTTGCGTCTGCTGCCGGTTTCCATGCCGCCTTGGCATAGCTTATCCCGTCTTGTTCTAGTCTTGCGTACGGGTAGCAAAGCACACGGCCGGAGGGCAACATGTACCAAAGGTGCTGGCCGTCAAACATGTACGTTACGCGGCCGACGGGGAACTCATGGCCTTTGTTTCGCATGGCGCGCGTGTAGGATTCCTCTAGCTTTTGCCAGTAAGGCACCGACCAAGCATTGGCCCTGCGCCATGCGTCCACCATGCGCTTGGCGTCGGACTCAGGCAGATGCACGCCGTAGACACGGCCCATGGCTGCGAAGGCGCCAATGCCGCCTGCAAAGCCGCAGGCCAACTCTTGCACCTTGCCGATTTGACGTTGACGATCGTCTACCGCATCGACTGCCACGCCAAACGTCGCGGCCGCGTTGACCTTGTAAACGTCCTCGCCTTTGGCAAAGATTTCTAGCTTGCATTCGCCGGCAAAGCAGTTAGACAGCCACGGGTTTACCCTTGCTTCGATTGCTGACCAGTCGGCCACAACCAATTGCTTGCCTGCTGCAGGGATGAGCGCTGGTCTAAGCATTCCTTTAAGTACGTCGGTAACTCGTTTGCCGTACTTGGGGATGATTGTGTGGCCTCTGACCATAGCATTACGGACTGCGTCGGGCTCGGCAGCGCACTTACGGGTGAAGTTGTGGACCTGGGCGCCGTATGAACTAGCGCGGCCTGTCGCTGATCCTCCAGAGAAGACAAACGCGCCTCTAACTCTTTGATCTTCGACGTCTGCAAGGTCTGCAAGGCGGCTGAACTTAGCAACCGACGACGCCCATAGGTCATCGGCGCACTGTATAACCTCGGCAACAGCGGGCGGTATCTCATCTGGATTCTCCATAGCGAGCAAGTTAGCCCGCACTGTTTTGTCAATTGAATATTTCTTCTCGCCGTCTTTGTGCGACTCCATCAGCTTTAACGCCTGCGGGCCTACACGATCAATCACCCACTGGCGCATCTTAGGTGAGCGCACGCTAGTGATTGCGCCTTCGGTTACTTCGTCGACGATTTGCTCGATCTCGATCATTTCATCGCTTGCGAATTTAACCGCAGCTTGACACAGTGGCACGTCCACCATGACGCCGCGATCGTTAATGCGTTCGTTGACGTGGTAGTCGGCCAATTCTTCTTCGCTCAATGGCCGCATACCTAGACTGACCGCACGCATGGCGCGCACGTCTTGCTCACAATAGGAGATCATCTCAGCCATAAGCGTAGCGTCTTGTCTGAATAAACCATTGGCCTGCGGGATAGACAGCAAGCGGATCAACTGCGCGCCGCGATGGTCTTTCTTCATAGACGCGCCAGCAAAGCGGCCAACGTCTTCTAGCGAGCCAGGCGCGCAATTGGCGCGGGCCTGCGTTGCTGTGCAGTAGAACTGCTCCAGCTTGAAATTGATCCCTAACACATACCAAAAGATCAAGCGCTCAAACGCCGCGTTGTGAGCGTAGATCAAACCGGTGTGCTGGGCTACTGCAGCGGGAAATGGTTGGTCTGGCAACCAGGTTTGCACTTCTCCGTCGTTAAAAGCGTACGACATCATTAAGACGTCAGTCGAACTATCTTGTGCGTAGTTGTAAACGCCTGCGGCTTTTAGGTCGCAGGCGCTACGGGTTTCAAAGTCAACCCAAAGAGTCATCAGGCAGACCGACGACGACGCTTAGGTTGCTCCGCTTCTGCTTCGACTTTTACGTCGGTGGCATCTGCGTCCATAGAAATCCATTCGACAATCTCAAACACAGGCGTGTAGATTTTGCCGTAGGACTTATGCGCGTAATGGTCTTTCTTCAAACGCACGACGGCCACTGGTTTGGTCTGGTCTTTGTCGACCTGATCAGCCAATGCCACTGCGAGCGTTTGCACTGAGCGCTTACCGCCTACCGAAGTAGTGGTGTAGCGCGCTTCCATTCCTTTGTCGTCGCCAGATATGCATTTCAAAGACATGCCAACTTGTGACTCCCAACCCTTCTTGGCTTGAGGTGGGGCCTCATCCAATACAGGTAACGGCTGGCTTACGCTGGCCATCTTCTCACCAAGCACTTCGCCGTCACCCCAGGCGATAAAGCCATGGACAAAAGAAAAGGGATTGATGGCCCACAGAGAGTCGTCTTCGACTTCGGTTTGATCCGCACCGAATACCCAATGACCGGTCTTGTCCATCTTTAAGATGACAACGCCGGCTGCGCCTACTTCGGATTGGATTGTTCGCAACGACGTTGCCAACGAACTGACTGCGGGGAGGTTTGCTTTAGAGAAGGTTACTAAACTCATTTGATTTTCCTTAGTTGATTTTAGAAAGGGCTGCAGTTAACTGCTTCCCGATTTGCAACACTGCTGACCGGGGATCACTCTCCGGGGCAAGCGTTGTGCCTGAAGACACTGCCACGACAAGATCGTCAGGCAATGCCAACTTGCGCTTTTTGAGTTCCTTCTCAGCCTGTGCAGGCGATAGGACCTCTGGTTCTTTGTAGGCTTCTAAGCCCATTGCGGTCAATGCGTCGGCGGCTTTTTTATCGTCCACCCACTGACGTGTAGCGCGCTTTTGCACCAGTTTATACCCTGGCACAGGTGCGCCGCTATCCAACATTTGATGGGCCAAGGCGCGCAGGTCCTTGATCCAATCTTCTAATATATCAGCATTGGCCAAGTAGCTGCTAATCATGTTTGCGTCTAACGATTTGATCGCTACTTGCAACGCGCGATCAGCGGCGCCGGTCATCTGAGGGCAGATAGGTTTGGCCGTACACCAGCGGCAATGATCGCCTGTGCGGATCATCGCGTTAGGATCTTCTGCTTCTTTAACCGCACGCATCAATTGCGCCTCGAACTCTGCAATGCGTTTCGGTGTAGTCACCCAGCGCTTGATTGCAGGCGGTTGCACGATGATGCATTCGATCTCAGTAGCGCCATCGAACGCCCACTTTGATCCTTCAGTACGCATGGCCGCAGCGGCGTAGAACATCAACTGTGCATTCTCTTCTGCTTCCACAGCAACGCCGTCGCCAAACTTCCAATCTAGAACGATAGCGCGGGTGCCGATACGACCGATAAGGTCAGTGCTACCGAATACGCCAGGCAAGAGATCACCAAAGCCGACGCGAGTCTCAGCTTCAATTTGCATCTCTTTGTTTGGGTCGATCTCATCAAGCGCAGCCAATGCCACCTTGAGTTTGTTGTCGATCAGTTCTTGCGTGAGAACTTGGTCTTCGTATTTAGTACCAAGAAAACTCTCAGGCGTTCTATCGCTCATCACGATTTCAGCAATGACGTTGTGCAACAGCGTGCCTTCGTCTGCGTATTTGTTACTTGGTTGGGGCGGCATCTTTTGCACCAAGGCGACTGAGCCTGGGCAGTTGATCACACGCTTTGCGGTTGAACCGCCAACAATATTACTGTGTTGCATCTTTAGTTTCCTCTTTAGTGAATGTGAATGTTTTACTGTAGCTGTAGCTATCAAACTCTACTGTATTGAACTGATCAGGGAACTTATTTTGCGCCCATTCAAGCAAGATTTTCTCTGCTTCGGCTTGTGTCATCGTTAACTTCATTTGACTCTCCTTTAGTTGATTGAGACTGAACTATAGCACAAAAAATAATAGTGTGTTAAACTTTTTGACATGAAAGAAAAAATAATCGAAAAATATTTAGTGCAACGCGTCAAGGACCTTGGCGGTAGGGCGTACAAATTTACTAGTCCAGCGCACAGAGGCGTGGCCGATAGAGTAGTTTGTTTGCCAAATGGCCAGACTTGGTTTATCGAACTGAAGGCGCCTGATGGGCGTTTGTCAGAACTGCAAAAAATATTTGCGTCAGACATGGCGCTAATGAATCAGAAGTACGCATGTTTATGGAGCAAGGAGCAAATAGATGGTTGGATTATTGAGGCCGTATCAAATTGAGGCGGCTGACTTTCTGTATGAGCGCGATCGCGCCATGATCTTGGCGCCGGTAGGGGCTGGTAAAACTGCCATCACCCTAGCGGCTATGCAAGACATGCTCGCCAATGGCGAGGTCACACGTTTTCTAGTGCTGGCGCCTAAACGCGTCTGCACTGACGTGTGGCCCGTGGAGCAGCCTAAATGGGCGCCACGTCAAAAGATCGCTGTGGCCGTTGGCTCACCGAAAGAGCGTCTAGCAGCGCTGGCGTCTAGCGCGCGCATCGTTGTGACTAACTACGACAACCTGCAATGGCTGGCCGAACAAGAACTTGATTTTGATGCCATTGTGTTTGACGAACTCACGCGGCTAAAAAATCCATCAGGCGCGCGGTTTAAAGCGCTCAACAAAGTCATCGAGCCCATGGTGATCCGCTGGGGCCTTACCGGCAGTTTCACTAGCAACGGCTTAGAGGACGTCTTTGGCCAGTGCAAGATCGTCGATCAGAACCTGCTTGGCCGCGCCAAGGGTGCGTTTATGCAGCAGTACTTTGTGCTGATCAACCGCGAGTACAACGATTGGCAGCCGCGCCCTGGCGCCTTGGCGTTGGTTATGGAACGCATTAAGCCAGCGACATTCGTATTGGAGCCAGGCGAATACAAAGACAAACTGCCGGCCCTGCACACAGTTGAAGTGCGCGGTAACCTAACTAATCGTAAACCCTATGACGACATGAAGACTGAGTTTGTCGCGCAGTTCCCCAATAGTCGCGCTATTGCAATTAACGCTGGCGTCGTGACGGCCAAGCTGCAACAAATGGCGTCGGGTTTTGTATATGCGGATAAACCCGTATGGTTTGACACATCTAAATTTGAGCGGCTTGACGAACTACTGGAGGAAAACCAACATGCCAATACTTTGGTGGCGTACACGTACAAAGAAGAGTTGGCCGAACTTAAACGTAGATACCCCAAAGCCGCCACCCTTGACGACGACCGCGCTATTGAACGATGGAATGCTGGGAGCATCGAACTTCTTTTGGTCCACCCCAAGTCAGCCGGCCATGGACTCAACCTGCAGCACGGCGGCAGTCGAATCGTCTTCTTGTCCCTGCCCTGGTCGCTCGAACTGTATGAACAAACCATCGGGCGTTTGCATCGTAGCGGCCAGCGGCATGACGTGTGGTGCTACGTAATGATTTCTAATAAAACAGTAGATGAGAAGATTTGGGGCGCGTTACACGATAAGCGCGCCTTGTCAGATATCGCAATGGAGGAACTTAAATGACTAGACTAAACCTGTGGAAAGCGCAGCTTAAAGCCGCGCGGTCCATCTTGAAAATACATCAGAAAGACGCTAACGCCGCCAATCGAACATTAGTAAAAACCCTAAACACAATCACTAAACTGGAGATAAAAATTGACACTTACCTGGCGAAAATTAAACGCTGAACTTAGGACCTTAGATGAAGTCAAGGTGCTGGAGATGTTGACCGACGAACGCGAAGTTGGCAAACGTGTGGCCGTCTTGGAGCGTCTGCACCAGCGCTATACAACCTTGCGCGCTGCACGCGAGCGCATCGAGATATTGCAGGAGGCAAGACGCCCATGAAGTGTCCCATTTGTAACGCTTGGTCTATTGTGAAACAGACTAAGAAATCGCCAACCTTTGGCTACACCCGTAGACGGGAATGCGCTAATGAGCATAGGTTTACTACGCAAGAAGTCGTGGTGCCGCCAGAGGATATAAAACAAGAACAGCAAAAGAGACTTGATAGGAGTAAAAATGCCAACATTTGAATTATGGAGCCAAGAGAATCTAGCCAACTTTGCCAAAGAGTCTTACATTAAGATGCAACAGCAGCAGGACTATATTGAGCAATTACAGAATGATTTGAAAGATGCAATCAACGCTTATAGGAGTTTAATCAAATGACACAAGATGAAATCATTGAGATGGCTATCCAAGGTCATGCAAGCACCCGTGATGCTATTCGTTGGGCAATGAACCAAGAGCGTGAGCAGAGTGAGCCTGTGGCATTCAAAATCTACAAGCCGACACCTCCACGACACGCCACCCCTAATGTTCGAGATGCTGAATTGCCTTGGGTGTATGACCAAGACCCATCGTCGGGGAATGTTGCATCAATGTGGGTTACACCTGTTCAAGCATTAAGGAGTAAGACATGACTTGCAAAGTCAAACTAGCAGACGCAATCAGAGCAAGGAAACAAGCATGACACCAGAAGACGAAGAATTTGAGCGTATCGCCAGAGAGATCAGGCGCAATGCCAAAGAAGATGATGATGACATTCAGGAATACAAACGCCCTTGGGTTGGGCTGACAGATGATGAAGTTGAAGACTACTGGGACTGGGAAGATTTTCAGACGGGGGCTGGGCGCTCAACTATATTTGAAATGGTTAGACACATTGACGCTACATTAAAAAGGAAAAACAATGAATGAAGTTTTAATATTTGTATTAGGCGCGCTACTGCCATACTTTTTAAAGTTGGTAGAGGCTTTTGTTGTTTACATGAAACGTGAACTCGATCAGGAGCGCAAAGATGCTTGAAACAATTGCCTGGGCGGTCATGCTGCTTGTCATGGGAGGCGTAGTGGTAGTCACAGTCGCCGTCGCCATCTTCATGCTAAGTAGCGAGGACTAAGCGTAAGTTCTAGTGCCTTGCTTGTCGATGATTAAGGCTTGTTGCCTTGGCATAGCTGTTGATAAATTTGGTACAGAAATATGTGTCCAGCGATCAAACTCTCTAATGATCTGATCGTAGCCAATACCAGACGCAATGACAGCTTTCACTACCTCATCAGGCGTCATGCCAGGCACGCGTATGTCGGCTGCACAACCAACGCGGTGCTGGCTTGTATCCTTAGACCCAACTGCGTCATTGACCGCCTTAGATCGAAACGCAGAGTTGACCATGATTGGTTTGCCGCCAAGTACAGTTTTGACTTGTTCTAGAAAACTGGCCAGCCTACGCAAATTGGCAGATTCTGCCTCGTTTGGCGTATTGTCCAAGTCTCTGTGATCTGTGTGCGTTAATTCGTCTAAAGTGAAGTGTTCTGAGAGGTTCATTTCTTTTTCATCTCCGCTAGTTTTTCAACAGTCCTGCCGCCAAAGTATGCGCCCATGATAAGCATACCCCATTGGCCTAACAAGGTAACGTACGCCTCGTTAGCGTTTAAACCAAACGCTGACATCATGGCAAACAAAAAGTAACCTACAAAAATAGCTACAAGACTCATTGGGCGGATGTTCTTAGACAACCAGGAGTCGCTAATCATGTCGGCGTCCCAACGCTTACTAACATTGTTGTCCTCGTTCTTCATAGCGTCTGCCGCTACCTTAGTCATTTCCAACTCTAGTTCTGCTATCTTCTGAGCCGCTGCAGGATCGCCAGCAATAGCTTTGGCTACTGCTTCAACAGAGTCGTTACAACCCAGTCGGCTAGCAATAGCACTAACAGCGGCACCACCCAGAGGGCCAGCAACAGCAGTAGCAAGAGTAGGCGCAAGCCCTTTAAGAATACCGAATAGTTCATTCATTTTGACTCCTTCAATTCTCGTTTCAGTTTACGCAACTCTTTCATTTCTTGCTTGAGTTGCGCTCGCATGTATAGGGTTTCCACGTACGCCATCGAGGTAACCCCAACAATTATGCATACCGCCACTCCTATCAAAATCCACCAGATAAGTTTCGTATTGCCCACATCAACCATCCAAAAATTAAAGAAATGAATGTCACAGCAATAGCGCTACTTACCATCTCGATCCTACGAATTTCCTCTTGTTCCTTTTGCCATCTTGCTTGCCTAGCCCTGCGAATCGTCTCTGACCTAGCCCATTCCTGTTCACGCTCAATCTTGCCATGCATCACCAAGAATCTGCTATACAAATCTTTCAACTCAGGCGGGGCATAGACCATTGCCTCTCTGGTCTGCTCCATCAACTTCTCCATCTGCAACTCAATCAAAGCACGCTCGATTGCTTTCTTTGACGTGTTCTGTTCTGGGTTGTACTTAGTCTTTGATTCCTCTTCAAGTTCTAAATAGTAGTTGTTTATTTGTTGTTGCGTGTCAAAGAGCGTCCCAAGGTTGTCACCCACGCTTTTAATGAGTTCCAGTTCAAGGACTTCGTAGGACTGCTTGGCTGCGGCTTTGGCTTTCGTTTGCGCCACAGGCTTTGCAACGTCGACTTTGTCTGGCTTAGAGATAAAGAGGCCAATGAACCAGTCAAATATTCCTTTGACCGCCTTAATGTCTGACTGCACGCCCTCAATGGTCTTTTTAGCAGACTCAAGCTGAATACGACCTTGGTGTAAAAAGTCGCAGCCCTGCTTGATAGCGCCAAAAGCAGTTTGTGCCAGTAAGAGAAGAGAGAAAGGGTCAATGGGTTACTCCTGCGGCTGGGGTATGCCTTGTACTGCACCACGGGCCGCGCCAGACATAGCGTCGTTGGCCGCATCGGCCACCCAATTAATTCCGTACTTTTTACCTACGGCGATAGCCTCGTCAAGTTTAGTGCGGTCAAACTGATTAATTTTTGGTTGCACAGCATTGAATACTTTAATCGCATCCGCAGGGTTAAGCAGCAATTCTTTGATTCGTTGCTCAGTCATCTTAGACGCTTGATTAGCCCAGAATTTACTAGCCAAAGATGTAATAGCGTAGGTTACGCCCGACACAGGGTTGTAAATTCTTGAAATGATTTGTTCAGGTGGAATACCGGTTAGCATTTCGACCGGCGTCTTAGCGACAGTCTCAGTCCTAAACGGCACGTTAGTTAAGTCTTTGGTTATGCGGTTAGACACTGTTGCAAAGTCAGCGACCTTCTGCGCGTAGGTAGGCCCAAACACGCGGTTAAAAACGGCTGATTTACTGCGGTCGTTTAACAACCCAATTGGATCGCCAGACTTAACGATATCGTCCAACATAAATGACCGGACTGCATTGACGGCGTCCTTATTCTCGCCGTACCCAGACTTAGACATAAATTTGTTGGTGAAATTAACATCACCATACATTTTGGTGACTAAATCTTGCGCGTTGTTAAACCCTTCACCCTTAATGATCTGGTTGCCAGCTACTTCTCTAAATGCGTCATCTAAACGTTTACGTTCTGCCAATAACACTTGCACGTTAGTTACAGACCCACGTAATTCATTCTCTAAACCAGGTATTAAAGACACGCCACCTTGGTTCTTTTTAAGCCATTTATCCGCAAGTTTAGGATTAATTACATCGTCTTTTAATACGGCGCGACTGAAACTATCCATAAAGGCATCGCGCGCTACCCGTACGCCATCTTGGCCAGTAGCGTCGATAAACTGGCTGACGTTGGACTTGTTGCCAATTAATGCAGGCGCAATCTGTTCAACAAACTTCTTGCGGTCGATGTTGTTTAACGTATCCGAATTGAACGGCAAACCTACTTTTTGCAAATAAGAATTATCCGCATTTCGGTACGCCGTGACAAATTCAGGGTCGAGGTTGTCAATGTGGCCACTGACGCGTGTTTTGAGTTCGGTCAATAAACGAATATCAGCAGGGTCCGAGGTCTTACGCAATTGCTTGTTGATCTCGCGTTTCAAAGAATCCAAGTCTTCTACTGTGGCAGCAGAGAACTTAACGCCGCCTTCAATTGCGGGTTTACCCTCGGCCGTTAGGATTGCGCTAGGTTCAACAGTTTCTGGTTTAAATTTTGCCCGTACGCGGTTGTAAATAGACGGGAACGTCTTAAAGATATCAGACGCTTGTGCGCCAGCTACAGAGTTAAAGATGTCATCGACTGCCGTAGAAGGCAATTCGACATTCTTATCTTTGGCGATATTGAACGCTTCAGTGTAAAGCGGCCGCACTTCTTTATAGGCAGCGTCTTCTTTTTTAGCCAACAAGTTATCGATTCGGTTGCCCAACATAGTTGGGTCCATAGATTTGTCGCTATATACGTCAGCAATTTGCTCATCAATTGTGCGAAGACGACGCGCTTGTGGGGCAGCCAAATCAGTAGGCTTAATACTCACTTGTACTTTAGATGGATCACCAAACAATTTGATCTGGTTGGCCACCATGGCCTGCTTGGCTTTTTCAAACTGATCGCTGTATTGAGCGCGGAATACTGGGTCTTTAGACGACAGGCTTTGGATGAAGTTGTTGATAACTGGGTTATCGGCCAACAACGAACTAAGTGGCATTTGCACGGGCGTGCCGCCTGGCGCCTTTAGATAGACGCTTTCCTGCGCTTTGGCCGCCTCAGTAAGCACTTTCATAAAGTTAGGGTCGGCCGCACCGGCAGCTATAAAGATGTTGCTAATTCGGTTGTCAACGTCTTTGAGCAATTCATCTTCAGGGTTAGTGCCACGGATTTTGTTCCACTGACTTGTTGCCAGACTAATGCCTTTCCCAGTTAATTCGCCAGTTTTTATTGCAGCGCCAGTGGTATAGGCGCCGCCAATACCGCCAAACAGACTACCAAGAAATCGCCCAGTACCTGGCGCGCCTACCTTTTCGCCTGCATATTCGCCGGCTTGACCGCCAGCTTCCGCAGAGCCGCCAACAATAGCTTGCTCAGTTGGGCGCAGTAATGTTTGGGCAACAGGGCCTAGACGTTTAATTACAGACAGCGCAGGAAATACATAAGATTCAGGCGAAGTAACTGCTTCAGCGCCTTGGGATATCATCTTTTCAGGGCCAGTCTGAGGTTGTACACCAGTAGACCCCATAAGCCGCATAAGGCCGCCATAAACTGGTTCACGACCTTGTTGGAATGTCTCTACCAAACCGCCAGTGGGCGCAGGTATAGGCGTGCCTGCAGCGCGCATACCCATAGTGAATGGGTTTATGCCGGCCCTATCTATGACATTAGCCAGCCCAGACACCGCGCCTACAGTACCTGCAAAACCTTTACGCGCGCCTTCAGCTATAAGGGCGCCCATAGATGGTGAAGGCGCAGGTGTGGGTGCAGCAGGCGCTGCCGTAGCCTGCTCACTTTCGAAACGAAGGCGAAACTCAAACTCTTCTTGTTCGGTCATGGCTTTTGTCCTATCCGTGAGTTTTTATATTCTTGATAGCGCTTTTCTTTTTCCGCATCTGTGAATGGACCGCCGGCAGTTGGCGCGGCACCAGGCGTTTTGAATTCAGGGAAGTCTAACGCTTCGTTGATTATTTGAGGCGTGTAGCCAGGTTGTCTACTTGCTATCTTAGCCTGACGATCAATTTCATCAGTGGCCTTCTTGGCCGCAACAGTACGAATAGCTTGCAAGGTCTTTCGCATTTTTTCTTGCGTATCCAATGTTGGCGTGCCACTAAACAGTTTAGATATCGTATCGGCCGTTCCGCCAAGCAATGACGGATCGGCGCCAGCCGCTATCAATTCTTTTTGACTTAGGTCGCCAGTTCCGGATATTGCTCTAGCAAAGCCCGTTTGCGCTGCCCTAAACGAGGAAAAGTTGTTAGTAGATATTGAGTCATTGATGTTTTGCAACGCCTGATCTGCCGCATATACAGTTTTAGATTGCGGATCAACAGTGCCTTGGACAGTTGCCCTAAATTTAGGGATATCAACAAATTCCTTTTGACCAGGCAAGACGTTAGTAATCGCAGTTCCTCGACCGCCTTCTAATCCTTTGATGTAGCGATCAACTTCAGCTATCTGTGCTGGAGGCGCGCCTTCTTTAATTAGCGCTTTGCGGTAGTCTTGCGCTTTCTGGATATCGAGAGGCGCTGCCTCTTTAGTGCGGGTTAACGCCGCTAACTTATCTTTATAAATTTGAAGTGCGGCAGCATTTTCTGGCGTTTGTTCCATGCCTTGTAATTGGCGAATAGCCGCTAAATAGCTTGCTTCCGTTTCGGCTTTTAGTACATCTTGGCCTACGCTTAATGCACGGCCTTCACGCGAATATCTTGTTGCTTGGGCAATTTTAAGTGCCGCTTCTCTAGCCGCGTTGGCCAATCTGTTTGCCCCTTCAGGATCGAATTGTGCTAATCTTTGCGCGCCGGCCATGAGCGAATCAGGATTAGTAGGGTCTACCGCTTGCATTACTGCATTTCGTGCGCTGATTAACTTCAACTGTGGGTCTTCAGCACCCAAAGCACCACCAATGCCACGCCCTAGTTGTGCGCTACCAGCATAAAGCATTGAACGACCAAAGGCATCAGGAGCCATTTGCCCTAGTTTTGCGCCTTCTGCTAAACCCTGTTGAGCCATTTGTTGTTGGTACATCTCAGGAGTAATACCAAACAATCCACCTACGATATCTGTTGCCATGATTATTCCTTACTTTAAGAAGACCAAAAGTCTGCTGGGCCTTGATTTGATGTAACACCCGTTGATGGAGCATTAGAAGTCAACCAACTAGCCAATCCTTGACCCAACAATGACGTTGGGCTTCCCAATCCACCCAAGATGTATGCGCCTGGACTTGTTGTGGCTTGTGGTGATGTTCCATAACCCGCCGCCAAACTAGCACCAGTAAGTCCTAAACGACCTGCATTAGCCCCTGCACCAGAGATAGAAGTTCCCAAACCAGTTCCCAAAGTAAATGGTTGTTGTGCCATGCTCTCTAAGTTACCAGCCTGACCAAATAGTCCCGCACCATAAGTTACTTGTTGCTGACCAGCCGCTTGAGCCTGTGCCGCCAACTGTGCATCTTGTTGTGCCAATGCGTTGTAGTACGCCTCTAACTCAGGATTAGCACCCATCAAGCCTTGTGCGCCACTTGGACGCAAACCAGTAGAACCTACTGACAAACCACCACGACCTGTTTGGAAGTTTTGGTTTCTAATGCCAGCCAACTGTCTTTGGCGACTTGGATCGAGCAAGTCATATTGCTTGTTCATGTACTGTTGGGCAACTTCTTCAGGAGTCTGCGCCAAATAACTAGCACCCAATCCCAAGAGTTTATTTTGGGCAGAAACAATTTCAGGTGCGGCGGTGTATCCTGCGCTTACCAGTTGACCAGTAGCAGGATCAATATTGAAGTTTGATGAGCCAAAGCGTGTAGTAACACCTACTGGACGGAACTGTGAACCAGTAGTTGCTGAACCTGTTGCCGCCAACAATTCTTGTTGCGCCCTGAGTGCCGCATCCCTAGACGCTTGGGTTTGCATTAAACCACCAGCAGTTTGCAAACCACCTTGCAATAGGTTGGAGTTCATG